GCGATAAGAAAAACGAAGACTAAGAAGCTGAAAAGAAACGTTGCTTCGATCACCTCTAAGAACCTCAATATTCCGCTTCACGGTGGGCAAGATCCTCTCGCCCAATCTCACTGAAATCAAAATCTTCAGCCTTGTCTATATAAAGAACAAAGTCTGAACTTCTGGACTTGGTCAGTGACTTGAGAGCCTTTGCATTTTTCTTCTTCTCTCGACGATCAGCCAATTCAAGTTCTCTCATGGCAATTTGGACATCATCTATTTCGTCATACATATTACATACCTTATTTCATTGAGTTGATGGGTACATTTTAATTGGTTCTTGACGGTTTGTCAACACGTTGGGGAAAAAATGTTTAGATCTTTTTGGAATATACATATAACCAATTGAAAGGTTGTTTAAAGACAATAATCTTTTCATCCGATAGAAGAATTATAATTGGTTTTGGGCCCCTTGTCAACACTTTTTTTCAATTAATTCGAATTATTTTTAGAACCCTATACAAATCAATTGTGTAGCATGATCAAGTGAGATTGAACCTCAGATATCCCTGCTAAGTGGTTGTTTTCATTAAAAAGACGAGAAAAGTGTTGACATCAGTGTTTTTGCCTGATATAATGGTCGCATGAAATATGAAAAATATGAAATTAATTTAAAAAAATGGTTGACAGACAGAGCTAGACCTGATACTATGACAGATCTGAAATGGAGCACTGAATGAAAGAAACTGAAGAATTTCGTATTCTTACCGCAAGACAACACGTTCGTGAGCGCATCGGCATGTACATGGGTTCATCTTCTAAAGAGGAGATAGAACGCTTTGTGCTGGGTCAATGGTCTAAGGCGACCTACGTTCCAGCTCTATCAAAAATGGTGGACGAGATACTCGATAACGCCATTGATGAGGCAATCCGAACCAACTTTAAGTTTGCCAATAAGATTAATGTATCTATAGATGGTAATAAGGTCATCGTTGCCGATAATGGCCGAGGTATCCCACAAGACGAAGTGTTTGATGAACAGACAGGTAAAAAGATTCTACGTCCTGTTGCTGCGTGGACTAAGGTCAATGCTGGTACTTCTTTTGATGACGAAAGGGTGACGATAGGAACCAATGGTGTCGGTTCTGCTGCCACCAACTTCTTATCTACACAATTTATTGGTCGTACCTGGCAGAATGGAAACCTGATTGAGGTGAAGTGTCAACAAGGTGCTGAGGTGACCAAGGTGAACCAGAAACCTCGGGATGGTAATGGTACCGAGGTCACGTTCGTTGCCGATTTCGATCTGTTCGAAGTGACTGGCCTTGATGAACTGGATACTGTCGCCTTGATTGAGGATCGATTGATCAGCCTTCAAATGGCCTTTCCTGAGATTGCATTCTCTTTTAATAAGAGACGGGTTAAGGTATCAGATCTAAAGAAATATGCAGCCCTCTATGATGAGTCGTGTGTCGTTGAGAAATCACAAGACTTGTCATTCTTCTTCGCACCTTCTGAGGATGGGTTTCGAACCAACAGTTATGTCAACGGTGTGAATACTCGACAGGGTGGTACGTATGTTGATTACATTGTAAATGGTGTCGTTGAAGAACTGGTGTCAATGATCAAACGTAAACACAAGGTTGAGGTTGCAAAGACTACCATCAAAGGTGGTTTGACCTTTATCAAGTTTGCTCGGAATTTTGTGAATCCAAAGTTTGACAGTCAGACCAAAGAACGCCTCACCAACCCAATGTCTAATGTACGTGAACACATGGATAAGGCTGAGGTTAAGGATTTTCAAGCCCTTGCACGAAAGATCATGGCGACCTGTGCCATCATTGACCCGATTATCGAAGCTCAGTTGGCCAAGAAAATTGCTGCGGACAAACGTGCTGCAACCCTTGCTCAGAAAAAACTTCGTAAGGCAAAGGTTGCCAAACACATCTCAGCTAATCGTGATGACGCGACCCTTAAAATTGTAGAGGGTGATTCGGCCATGGGTTTCTTATTAAAGGTACGTGATCCTAATAAGGTTGGTGCATACCCACTGCGTGGTGTCATTATGAATACCTGGGATATGGCACCAGCCAATGTGCTGAAGAACAAAGAGCTGAGTGAATTGGTTGCTGTATTGGGACTGGATATCAATAACCCAGACAGTGTTGATGAAATGACATATCGACGCATTGCAACCCTCACCGATGCTGACCATGATGGTATTGGTCACATCAGTCCATTACTGATTGCATTCTTCTACAAATTCTGGCCTCGACTGTTGCACGAAAGACGTGTCATGATTACTCGTACTCCTATTATGATATCGTCAAAGAAAGATCAAGTCAAGTGGTTCTATAACTATGAAGACGCCTCTCAGTTTAAGACCAAAAATGCTGATTGGAAACATCGGTACATCAAAGGACTGGGTTCGTTAACTGAAGACGAATACAGTGAAATTATTAATAAGCCTGTTTACGATACAGTGTCAGTTGATGACGCTTCAATATTCCAAATGATGTTTGGTAATGATTCTGCACCCCGAAAGGAGTTTATGTTTAATGGTTGATTTGACTACATTTGCAAGTGATTCAGCGATGACTGATTACCCAATCTCGGCAGTTGCCAAGAATGAATGGCTGTCCTTTGCAAAATACACGGTAGAGGCTCGAGCAATACCCAATATGATTGACGGGATGAAACCTGTGCAAAGGTTCTATCTCTATTCGTCAATTCTCAACTCCAAGCGAGATTACAAGAAGGTCTCGGCCGTATCTGGTATCATTTCTGATTACGGCTACAACCATGGTGAGACCTCAGCAGCCGGTGCTGGTCAATTGATGGCAGCAAATTGGAATAACAACATCTGTCTTATTGAGGGCCGAGGATCGTTTGGTACTCGACTGGTACAGGAGGCTGGTGCTGCTCGATATGTCTATACTCGACTCCACGAAAACTTTGATCGTTATGTGACTGACCTTGCATTGTCACCAAAGCATGAAGATCCCGAACACGAACCCCCTGCGTTCTATCTACCCACGATCCCGCTGGTCTTGGCAAATGGAACCAAAGGTATTGCTACTGGATTTGCCACAAATATCTTACCTCGTGATCCTGCTGATCTTCTGCGTAAGTGTGAAGAGTACATCACCAAGGACAAGGTATCCCGACAGCCCAAAATCAAATTCCCAGAGTTCTCGGGTGATGTAAAGGCTGATCCAGAGTCACCCAATAAGTGGATTGCATACGGCACTTACGAGAAGACGTCAAAAACCATGATGACCATCACTGAGGTCCCCTATGGTTTCGACAGAGAGGCTTACGTCAAGGTTCTTGACAAACTCGAGGAAGAGGGTGACATCGTTGGCTATGACGATCTCTGTGATAAGAATGGTTTTCGCTTTGAAGTGAAATTAAAACAGGTTACCTCTGCCAAATGGAATGACGCAAAGATCATTTCTAAATTCAAGTTGGGCAAATCATTCGTTGAGAATCTGACTGTAATCGATTTCAATGGTCGCCTTCGTGAATATGATGACGCAAGAGAACTGATCAAAGATTTCTGTGATTATCGGTTGGGTATTCTTCAAAAGAGAATTGAGCTTGAACAAGAAAGTGCTCGAGAACTCGGTGGTTGGTTGAATGTAAAGATGCAATTTATCGAAGCAGTGCTCGACGACAAGATTATCTTTAAGAACAAAAAGAAGGCTGCAGTGGCCAAACAAATTCTTGATGTCACCGATGCTACGAAGGATCAGGTCGATCGTCTGCTACGTATAAATATCATGAGCCTTACTGACGAGATGGTCAAAGAACTGAAGAAAGAAATTGGTCAGGCTCAAAAAGACTATAAATTCTGGAGTAGAGAGACTCCACAGAATCAGTTTATTTCTGACCTAAACGAATTACGGAATCAAAAATGATTACTAATTACCTATCACCGGCCTCATTCACAATATCTATTGAACGATTGCCGAACGTCGAGTTCTTCACTCAGACTCTTACAATACCAGATATCGCAAGTTCTCCAGTCGAGGTCGCGAACCCACTAAAGGCACTATATGCCACCGGTGATCGATTGACATATGGTGATCTGGATCTGAGCTTTGTGATTGATGAAGATATGCAAAACTATCTCGAGGTTTTAGGTTGGATGGAAGGTCTTGGAACTCCAGACTCGACAGACCAATTCAAGGCTGTCAAGTCTTCGCAGGCAGGTTTGGTAAGTGATATTCGTGTATTGATTCTGAATAGCCATAAAAATCCTAATAAGGAATTCGTCTTTACCAATGCCTTCCCCACAAGTATGAGCTCTGTTGATCTTGACATTACACAGACTGATATTACATATCCCAAAGTCAGTGTGACATTCAGGTATGATGATTTTAAGGTCAATACAATTTCTGGTTGACAAACAGCTTCAAACCTGATATAATCCTTTATTATGAATCCAGTGATACTTTTCAAACACTTTGATGAACATTTCGTCAACAAAATTTTTACTCTGGCAGAGAGTGCAAATTATTATAAAGGGCATGTCCAAATTGAACATGGTCAGCCCACTCGATATATGCCCG